GAAGCCCGGTGCGCTTCGTGCGTCTTTGGGGGTTAAGGCTGGCGAAAAGATCCCGGCCAAGAAACTTGCTGCGGCTGCTAAGAAGCCCGGTAAGATGGGCCAACGTGCTAGACTTGCTCAAACCTTGAAGGGTCTGAAGAAGTGACGCTAGGAGATTTTCTCAAAGCCCGATTAGACGCTATGGCGGAAGCTAAGCGTATTGAGGGATCGTCGCCCGCTAAAGAAGTTGCCGGTAAATCTATTGGTAAGTACGGCCTTTTCTACATCACGTTGATCGTGGTGATTGGCGTTGTTTCTAGCCTTCAGTTGGATAATGAGAAAATCGCTGCTGTGATGGGCTTGCTCGGAGCCTCTCTGACCGCCTTGATTTCGATGCTGAATAACATCGCCGGGGCAAATGAGAAGGTAGAGGTAAAGCCTGAGTTTGAGGTTATAAAGGATCTCATCGCTAAACTTGACCGATTGGATCGTAAAGAGATGCCGATGCGGGTCGATGTTGAGGGCGATCACGTGACCGTCACCAAGGGTGATGATGTCGTCACAGCGAGGAAGTAATGGTAGATAGAACTAGCGCCACTACAGACTTCAACCTCGACCTCAGTACGATTATCGAAGAGGCTTTCGAGCGTTGCGGTGCTGAACTGCGTACGGGCTACGACTTCCGTACGGCTAAGCGCAGTCTTGCTCTACTCCTGATGGACTGGGCGAACCGAGGTATTAACCTCTGGACGCTTGAGGAGGGTCAGCAGGTACTGACCTATAATCAAGGTACATACGATCTACCAGTAGATACGGTGGACCTGCTTGACCACGTAATCCGCACGGGTTCTGGCACGAACCAGCAGGACATCAACATCTCGCGTATTTCGTCCAGTACCTACCTGTCGATTCCCAATAAGAACGCGACGGGTCGCCCGATTCAGATTTGGATTAATCGCCGTACGGGTGCGACGAGCGCGGCTGGCGTAGTGCAGTATCCTCAATACACTGTATGGCCGAAGCCGGATAACAGCACGACTTGGACGCTGGTCTATACCCGCCTGCGTCGTATGCTCGACCCCGGTACGGGACCGAATGGACAAGATATTCCCTATCGTTTCCTGCCCTGTATGGTGGCGGGTCTGGCGTATCTGATGTCGATGAAGATTCCGGGTGCTCTGGAGCGCACGCAAGTTCTGAAAGCCCAGTATGACGAGGCTTGGGATTTGGCCGCTGGCGAGGACCGTGAGAAGGCGGCGGTTCGGTTTGTCCCACGCGAGAGCTTCTTGGGTGGTTACTAATGCCGAACAGGTTTGCAAGTGGCAAGCACTCTATCGCTATGTGCGACCGGTGTGGCTTTCAGTACAAGCTGCGCCAGTTGAAGTCTATAGTGATCAAAACCAAGAACGTAAACATCTTGGTATGTCCGGAGTGCTGGGAGCCGGATCAGCCGCAGTTATCACTTGGTTTATATCCCGTGGACGACCCGCAGGCACTGCGGAACCCAAGACCGGATACAAGCTACTTTGCGGTGGGTAATGACGGTGCAAATGGCAGTCGTCAGATACAATGGGGCTGGGCTCCGGTAGGTGGAGCTAGAGCCGACGATGCAGGATTGACTCCAAACGACCTTGCTCCGGCAGGTTTGGTTGGAACTGTAACGGTCGTAACGACCTAGGAGATTGAGATGGCTAAGTCAGATTTGGAAAAACACGCTGAACTCCCGGCGAGCAAGGCTCACGGCCCGAATCGCGTCAAGGGTATGCGTGCTGGTGGTAAGACCAACAGCGACATGAAGAAGTACGGTCGTGGCATGGCGAAGGTGATGAACCAGCGCAAGCCGATGCGTGGCTCTTCGGGCCCGAGGTAATTGCTATGAAAGAACTGAATCCCGGCAAAATCAGGCCGAACACCGACTCCACGGGGCGTAATGGCTACCCAGAGAAGGATGTGAACAAGGGCGTCACCCACATGGATATGAAGGGTGCTGGTGCTGCGACCAAGGGTAAGAAGTTCGTGTCGCAGATCAACCTTGACACCAACATGAAGTATCGGTCGGGCTGGTCTCCGTGAATTACAGTCAGCTTTCTACACTGATTCAGGATTACTGTGAGTCCACGGAGCAGAGCTTTGTGGCTAATATCCCGACTTTTGTGCAGTTAGCTGAAGAGCGGATTTATAACTCCGTTCAGATCCCGGCCATTCGTAAGAATGTGACCGGGACGATGACCAACACGTTCCCGTACTTTCAGTTGCCAGATGATTGGCTATCGACGTTCTCGTTGGCCGTGATTGACCCGGTGACTGGCGAGTACGAGTACTTAATTAATAAAGATGTGAACTTTATCCGTGCGGCGTATCCGCCTCCGAACAGCACGGGCAAGCCCCAGTATTACGCCATCTTTGACGATGCGACTATGTTGCTTGGGCCTACCCCGGATGTCGCGTATACGGCGGAACTGCATTATTACTACTATCCCGTGTCTATCGTGAACTACGGTACATCATGGCTTGGGGATAACTTTGAAACTGTCCTGTTGTATGGCTCGCTGCGCGAAGCCTATACGTACCTGAAGGGTGAGCAGGACATGATGCAGTACTACGAGCAGAAGTATCAGGAAGCATTGGCGCTTCTCAAACGCCTTGGCGATGGCTTGGATCGTCAGGACGCATATCGTTCAGGCCAAGCTAGGATTGCAGTGACATGAGTAATATGTCTGTTGTTGATTTGGGTGTTGTGAAAATTTTCACGACCGATAACCGTGGGTATACGGCAGAAGAAATTGCCGACCGTGCGGTAGACAAGTTCGTTTATATTAGCGATTCGGCGGCTCCTGAGATTGCTCAGCAGGCTCGGGAGTACAAAGAGCAGATCAGATTAACTCTGGTCAAATACCTACGAGAGGCGCAAGAGTCTGAACGTAAGACTATTCGTGCAAAGCTCTCGCAAAACGGGCATCACGATTTAGCGAAACTTATTGGAGAAGACTGATGGCTATTACACAAGCAATGGCAACGTCGTTTAAGGTTGAAATCCTTAACGGCATTCATGCGTTCGGCTCGGCGGTGATCCGCGCTTCTGCGGCTCCTGATGTGTTCAAGATTGCGTTGTTTACTTCGTCTGCTACGTTGGGTGCCGCTACCACGGCATATTCAACTTCTGATGAAGTTTCGTCGTCTGGCACGAACTACACGGCGGGCGGTAACACGCTCACGGTATCGCAGGTTCCGACTTCGACCGGTACAACGGCGTTCTTGGACTTCGACGATACCACGTGGGTTTCGGCCACGATCACGGCAAACGGCGCTCTGATCTATAACGCGACTCAGGGTAACAAGGCTGTTGCGGTTCTGGCGTTCGGCGGTGATAAGACCTCGACGGCTGGTAACTTCACCATCCAGTTCCCGGCTGCCGCTGCTTCGACCGCCATTATTCGTATCGCCTAACTAGAGAACTCCCGTGCCAGACCCGATTGGTTGGGGTTTACGTGGCTGGGGTGAGCTAGGCTGGGGATCAGTCACTGATGTAACCATTGTCCTTGGTGGCTTTGGTTCTTCAACAAGTGGCTGGGGCGAAGAAGGCTGGGGCGAAACCTACTACCGCTTCACTGGAACGAGTGAGCTAGGGACGGTTTTTGTCTCTCATGACCAAGTACTTTCAGTTACTGGCGTATCAGCAACGAGTGAACTTGGTTCAGTTGTCGTTATTGCCAATGCGGATGTGCTTGCTGTTGGCGTTGAAGCCCAAGCCATTCTGAGTGATGAAGTTGTTGTTGCTGACGCTATTGTTATTGAAGACGGCGTAGTAGGAACGACTGAACTTGGTGCTGTAGAAGTATTCTCGGTTTATCCGGTAAACGGTGTATCTGCTACCGGTGAATTGGGAACTGTATCGCTATCTACTGAGCAGATTTTGTCTGTTACAGGGCTTGCTGGTACAACACAACTAGGCACTATTTTTGTTATTTCTGGGCATACTCAACTTGTTACGGGGCTTGAGGCGACTGGCGAACTTGGTGACGAGGTTATCGTTGCCACCGCTGTTGTCATCGAAGACGGTGTACAGGGCACAGGCGAAATAGGCACTGTTTCATTTGTTCTTGATTGTATTTTCTCGGTAACAGGCGTTACGGGTACTAGCGAACTTGGCATCGCAGAACAGTTCTCCAAGTATCCTGTTACGGGAGTAGAGGCTACAGGACAGACTGGCACTGTAACGATTGAGTCTAGATATATCGTAACTGGGGTATCCGCGACAGGTAATATTGGATCGCAGTCACCCGCAGTAAATGTATGGGGATTGATTAACACTAACCAGAATGCGAACTGGATACAAATCGCCGCGTGAGGTAATTAAAAATGTCTAGCACATTCAGCACCAACCTTGCTATTGAACTGATCGGCACAGGCGATCAGGCCGGTACGTGGGGTAACACCACTAACACGAACCTTGGCACGCTCATTGAGCAGGCTATCTCTGGTTACGTCACCCAAGCCGTATCAACAGGTGCCACAACCACCATCACTATCCCGAACGGTTCTTCGGGCGTTGCCCGTAACATGTTTATTGAACTGACGGGAACCGGCGGTGCCAGCACGGTACTTGAAGTTCCTGCCAACAAGAAACTGTACTTCATCTACAACAACGCTTCGGGTGCTGTGACGGTGAAGGTAACTGGGCAGACCGGTGTATCGGTCACGGCAGGGCAGAAAGTTATCTTGGTGTCGAACGGTACGGATGTTGTTGAAGCAACGACGTATCTAACGGCTGTACCAAGCAGCATTACGGTTACGACGTTGAATGCAACGTCAGCCAGTATCACGACTGCGACTGGTACTACGTTTAGTGCCACGAACATGGGTTCGCAATCGACGACTCAGTTCCAAGGTGCAAGCGCCAACATTACAACTGTTACGGGTACGACGATCAGCGCCACAAACATGGGCGCTCAGGCTACTACGCAGTTCCAAGGCGCAAGTGCCAACATCACGACTGTTACGGGCACGACCGGCACGTTTACTACTTCGTCTGACGGCGTTGGAAATCTTCGTAACATCCCGTCAGCAGGTGCCGCTAAAACTTCTGCCTACACGCTTGCCATTACAGATATTGGTGAGTTTGTTACGGTTGGTTCTGGCGGCAGTATTACGGTGCCGAATGATACGTTTGTAGCCGGAAACGCTGTGTCTATCTACAACGATACGACTGGCAATATCAGCATCAATTGCCCGATTACAACGGCATATCAAGCTGGCACTAATGCCGACCGCGCTAGTTTGACGTTGGCTACTCGCGGTATTGCCACAGTTTTGTTTATTAATCCTTCATTGTGTGTCATTAGCGGAAATCTGAGTTAATACAATGAGCGGCGTTCAAATGCTAATTTTGTCCGCAAAGGGCAAAAGTCCTGAAGTACAGCTACTGGCAACTGGAGGACCAACTAGCGGCACCTTTACTGTGCCTTCTGGATATACATACATCAAAGTTTGGGGCTGCGGTGGCGGAGGTCCCGGCGGATATTCAGTTGGCGGCGCTGCGTATCAGAGTGGCGGTGGCGGTGGCGGTGGCGGTGCCAGTCAGCTAACTGGATACAGTCTTACTGTTACTCCGGGTGAAACACTTAACTATTCAGTTGGTGGTGCGGGCGGGACGACCAGCATAACGAGAAGCGGAACTACTATTTTCACTCTCGCAGGGGGAAGTACTGGTAGTAATAGTAATAATGAATTTGGTGCTCCCGGCGGTGCTGGTGCAGCAGCAGGGACTTACGGAAGTCACTCTGGTGGCGGCGGCGCTCCCGGCGGAGATCGATTTCTTGAGGGCGGTTACGGAGGCCCCGGCAGTCCTAGTAGTGCCGGATGCGGCGGTGGCGCTGGCGGCGGCGGTGGCGGTGACGCAAGTCCGTTTTCGCTTGGTGGCCCCGGCGGTGGCGGCGGCAGTTCTACCGGTACTTCTACTGCTTCTGGAGGAAAACTTGTCGGTACAGGCGGTGCCGGTGGCGGAGGTCCCGGCAACAATCCCGGAGGTAGCGTACCGAACGCTTCTGGCGGTAACGGGGGTAATTATGGCGGCGGTGGCGGTGCTGGCGCAGGTATTAGGTTTTCCCCGCTTTCGTCTAATTATTTCGGTGGCGGTGGCGGCGGTGGCGGCGGTGAGGGTAGTAGTCCAAACGCCCCCGGCGGCCCCGGCCTACTCATAGTTGTTGCGCCTGAACAATAAATTTGAGGGTTTAATAATGTTTACTTGGAAAATTGAAGGTTTGTACGTTATCCCCCAAGAAGCGGGACATACAGATGTAGTTGTAAAAGTAATGTGGAAATGTATTGCCAGTGACGATGGCACTTACGCTACTTATTGGGGTTCTTGCTACGGACAGATGATGTTTGGTATCGGAGATTCTTTTACTGAATTTCAAAATTTAACTGAAGATCAAATATTGGGTTGGTGTTTTGCTGCTGGCGTCGATAAGACTCAAATTGAAACTATGTTGAATAGTGGTTTAAATAATAGACCAAGCGTTCCGATTGAGAATAAACCGTTACCTTGGATCTAATTGAGGGTTGAATCATGATGACCCTCGTCAGTACATTTCTTTCCTTCCTCGCAGGTGGACTGCCCAAAATCTTGTCGATCTTCCAAGACCGGCAGGATAAGAAGCATGAACTTGCCCTCGTCGCTGCCCAGAAGGAGCGGGAGTTGGCGTTGGCTGAGCGTGGCTTAATTGCTCAAGCACGGGTCGAAGAGATCAAGTTAGAGCAGATACAAACTCAGACTGCTGCCGAAGAACGTCAGGCTCTCTACCAGCACGATGTCGAGATTGGCAAAGGTGCGTCCCAATGGATGATCAATCTTCGCGCTTCGGTGCGTCCGGTCGTGACTTACATCTTCGTGCTGGAACTCGTGGCACTGAATGTCGCCGGGGTTTGGTATGCGTACACCACCGGCATCCCGTTTGCGATTGCAATGGAGAATGTCTTCTCGGACGACGAGATGCTAATTCTGAGTTCAATTATCGCCTTCTGGTTCGGGACGCAAGCATTCCAGAAAAAGGGGTAAGCGGTGAAGGTCAGTCCCGCCGCCATCGACATGATCAAACATCACGAGGGGGTAAGGAATAAACCTTACCGCTGTCCTGCTCTCTTGTGGACTGTCGGCGTCGGCCATGTAATTGACCCTACTCACGCTGCGGTGAAGTATGAGGAGCGCAAGAATCTACCGATACCCGAGGGCTGGGACCGCATCCTTAGTATGGGAGAGGTGGATACTATTCTTGCTCAAGACCTTCGCAGGTTTGAGCGTGGCGTTCTTAGACTTTGCCCTGCTGCTTCTGGTCGCCAAGGAGTCTTTGATTCTCTCGTATCTTTTGCCTTCAACGTGGGTCTCGGCAATTTGCAGCGTAGTTCGCTGCGGATGAAGACCAATCGGGGCGACTTTGACGAGGCGGCTGACGAATTCCTGAAATGGACGAAGGCGGGTGGTAGAGTACTGCCGGGTCTGGTAAAGCGCCGCAACGACGAGCGAGCGTTGTATCTGTCAGGAGTTGCCTAGATGCCCTTACAGAAACTTGAATTACGCCCCGGCGTGAACCGTGAATCGACTAGCTACGCCAATGAAGGCGGCTTTTTTGCTGGCGATAAGATTCGGTTTCGATCCGGCTATGCTGAGAAAATTGGCGGCTGGCAGAGTATGAACGTAGGTGGCAGCACGTTTAAGGGTGTCTGCCGAATGCTCTGGAACTGGGTGACTAATGTCGGCCAGAACTTGCTTGGCGTAGGCACCAACCAGAAAGTCTACGTAGAACTTGGCGGCGAGTATTACGATATTACGCCTCTGGGGAACTCGCTTACCCTGTCTCAGAACCCGTTTTCGACTACTTCTGGTAGCCGTCTTATTACGGTTACTGCCACGGCACACGCATCGGGTATCGGCACTTATGTAAACTTTTCTGGCGCAACGACTGTTGCCAGTCTGACAATTAGTGGCGACTACGAGATTCAATCCGTACCGAACGCCGATTCGTTCACGTTTTATGCCGATGCTAACGCTGGGTCTACCACGACGGGTGGCGGGTCACTTGTTATAGCCAAGTTTGATATCGACGCTGGCAACGCCGTCTACACGACTAGCGTCGGCTGGGGTGGACCGCCTTGGGGCTCAGGTGGTTGGGGTTCTGCTACCGGTGCCGGTATCCCTATGCGGCTCTGGTCAATGTTCAACTACGGTAACGATTTGATGTTTGCCGAGCGTGGCGGCGAGATTTATTTCTGGACCACCAATACGTCCTCGTGGCCCCGTGCAGTTACGTTGGAAGAGAAGGCCAATAGCACAATTAAAGTGTCTACGACGGCTACGGCTGCTTCAGGCGCTTCGACTATTCTTGTTGCGGATGCGACGGGCATTACTACCGGATCAGTAGTTTCTGGCACCAATATCCCTGTTGGTACTTACGTAACTACGGCTTGGAATGGTACTACCTCGGTCACTCTTTCGGCTTCTACGTCTGGCTCGTTAACTGCTTCGGCGGTGTCGTTTAGTTTTGCCGGACGGTTTGTTCCAAACGAAACCAACGTAATTATCGACTCGCCGGTTAACGACTTTGTTATCTGCTGTGGGGCCACACCGTACGACCCAACTAACTTTGATACGGCGTTTGACCCGCTTTTGGTACGTTGGTCTGACCAAGGCAATGCGTACGAATGGGTTCCGGCAGTTACGAACCAGTCAGGTGAACAAACGCTGTCGCACGGTTCGTTTATCAGCACGGCGACCAATACCCGTCAAGAAATCCTGATTTGGACGGATACGGCCATCTTCTCTATGCAGTACGTGGGACCGCCGTTTGTGTGGTCGTTCACTCTGCTTGATCAAGATATATCCATTGCATCTCAGAATGCATTCCAGAACGTGAACAACGTCACTTACTGGATGGGTCGGGATAAGTTCTTCATGTACTCTGGTCGTGTTGAAACACTGCCTTGCACCCTGCGCCAATTCATTTTTAGCGATATTAACTACGATCAACTTGATCAGGTTGTGGCTGGTTCTAACGAAGGCTTCAACGAAGTTTGGTGGTTCTACCCGTCAGCCAATAGCCAGATTAATGATCGGTATGTGATCTATAACTACCTTGAGCGGATCTGGTATTACGGCAATATCAATCGTACGTTCTGGTCTGAACATTCGCAGCGTAACTACCCGATTGCGGCTTTCAGCATTCAGACCGGCTATCTTGCCACTGCAATTAATTCTTCTGTTACGACGATTGCTCTTACGGACGGTGCTACGTATCCGACTGCTGGAACTATTCAGATTGACTCTGAAAAGATTACGTATACAGGACGCAGCAACAACACTTTAACTGGCTGCGTTCGTGGGGCAGAAAGCACGACGGCGGCTTCTCATGACCAGTACACGTTGGTCAGTTACTACGTGCCAAATCAGGCCATGTTGCACGAAGTGGGTAACGATGATCAGTCAGTAACCCCGCCGCTGCCTATTGAAGCCTTTATTGAATCGTCTGACTTTGACATTCAAGACGGTCAGAATTTTGGGTACGTCTGGCGTATCTTGCCTGACCTTAACTTCACAGGGTCTACAACGGCAAACCCGACTGTAACGCTGACCGTTAAACCCCGTCAAAACTCAGGCAGTAACTACACGGCTGCGGACACTCCGACTGTAACTCGTACATCTGTCATCCCGATTCAGCAGTATACGGGTCAGGTATATACAAGAGTTCGTGGTCGTCAGATGGCGTTCCGTTTGGACTCAACTGCCCTTGGTGTAGCGTGGCAGATGGGCATGATGCGTATTGATGTTCGCCCGGATGGTCGTCGGTAATGGCCGATAACATCACACCGCCTAACCTACCTATTGCTCCTGCTATATACGAGCAGCGGTACCAAGATCAGTTTGGTAACGTCTTACGCCTTTTCTTTAACCGCATAACCAACAAGGTTAATTCGCCGTTACCGCACGCTTCGTATTTTGATACGACGACACAATTAAATCCGGTTGCTGATGCGGTCAATCTATTTAGTTTTAATTCTGTTATTTCAGAGTATCAAATTACTCGGTCAACACCTGCTTCCAAAATCTACGTAAATCAGACTGGGGTCTATAACTTTCAGTTCTCGGCACAGTTGGACAAATCAGGTGGTTCAGCAAGTGCCGTTTATATATGGCCTCGTATCAACGGGATAAATCTCCCAGACTCAGCCACCAAGATTGTCATCGACGGCCCGAACAACGAGATCGTGGCTGCTTGGAACTTTGTCCTTGTGATGGAAGCAGGCGACTATTTCGAGTTGGCTTGGCAGGCGGCAGATACAGCCGTTGTTATTCCGTATGTAGCCGCTACCGGGAACATCCCAGCCATCCCGTCGATTATCCTGACGGTCTCGTGGGTGTCGATCTACGAGGCAAACCAGTGATACTATTAAACAAATTTACCCCACGGGGGGCGTATGTATAACAACGACCCGAAATACATGAATCCTCCCGAGGCAGGACTTGCCTCCCTTCTGGCCTCCCGTGGTCGGAACGGAGATTCTGTGCTCGTTCACATGGCTCCCGAAGAGGTTCAGGGCTTACAGAAACTTGCCTTGGCACACGGTGGTAGCCTGACGATTAACCCGGAAACGGGTCTGTACGAAGCCTCGTTCCTTAAGAAACTGCTCCCTACCATTATTGGTGCCATCCTGCCGGGCGTGCCGGGACTGGGTAAGTTTGCTGAGACTATTGGATTTGGTAGTCAGGCGTTGGGCACCGCATTGATTGTGGGCGGAGCAACGAGCCTTATTGAAGGCGACTTGAAGAAGGGCTTGATGGCTGGTTTGGGGGCCTATAGCGGGGCAAACCTTGCTCAATCGCTGCAACAAGCTTCAATCCCATCGCTTGAAAAAGTAAGCCCTGAAGAACTTGTCAAAACCAATGAAGCTATAGAGGCTGCGAAAGCCACGGTCGGGGCTAAACCGGTCTATAACCCGACTGGGGACGCTGAGAAAGTAGGCATCGACTTCTTTACGTCTGCTAATAAATTCAAGGGAACGCCCACTGTTGGCGACTTGGCTATCGGTAGGCAGGCAATAGCTTCGGGTGCCACGACACCTGATCAAATTCTTAACTACGTACAGCCGACTAGCGCGTTCAGAGGAACTCCGAGTCCCGCAGATTTAAGGGCTGGACGGGCAGCCATTGCTTCTAATCTGGTATCGGGTGATCCTATTGCTTCGACTGGCATCAAAGGGATATTTCAAGGCGCTCAGAATTTATTTACGTCCCCTGAAAGTCGAAAAGCTTTTGGTGAAGGCTTGGGCGGCGGCTTCCAGTCTCCCTTTGCCCAAAGTTTGTCCAAACAAGCCACGTTTATGGGCCTTGCGGATGCC